TGAATACTTCAAGTTGCTGAGTATAAAACTCATCGATTCTGGCATCTAAAGCCTCGAGGATCTGCTCTGCTTCCTCGTCTGTTTCTGCGTACCAATTGCCAGTAATGGTCACAGAATTAAAACCAAACACCCCATCAGAATCATACGCACAACTCAGTATTTGATAGAGTTCCTCGAGTGCTGATTGCACTGTGATGTTTTCTAGATTGCTCATGCATCACCTCGTAGATATCCTAGTTCGATCTCATAGTAATCCCAGCCGCCTTGTGTTGCCGCTGTGAACACCGTTTCGCCATCGCCTAATGCTGATAGAGACTCAAGAAAGTCTTTCACACTAATCAGCTCCCTGTCGGGATAGTCGATTGGATCGATTTGAAAAACGCCATGTTGTTTGTTGGCCGCATAATGAATCATGCCTTCACTCTCCCCTTTCAGTTGATTAAGAATTTTGACTGCATCGACAAGCGAGACGCGCTCGCCTGTCTCATCGTTGTAAACGTGCGCGTTATCGCTGACCCTGATCACCTCATCGATCAGTGCGCCTAGCAATGTAACAAGTTCTTTGTTTGTAACCTTCATAAAACCTCCTGCGGAAAACCGCATTTATCCCTGTACTTTTGTGGCATCAACCACATCACATCGGCCATATCAATCATCTTTCCATTCAGCCCATGCACCCTCCAACTGCCATCGTCAAACAACTGTATCGCGTAGACATTGGATGAGTCCTCATCAACTATTATCCGCCTCATATCAAACCCCTTGGCGGCACTAGGCCGCCTCGTTGAGATAGATTGTTTCACCGAACTCAGCCACGCCCAGAAAGTGTGGCTTGCGGTAGGTGGTTGCCCAGAACACTGGGTAGTCTGGCTCACCGCACCACGTCAGACCCGTGTTACCGACAAAGCCTTCGCCATCAGTGAAGTACACCAGTGCATCCGGCTCTATGTCATTGCGGTCTAAATAGTTAAACGGTGGATTGAACTCAGTGCCGCCCCCGCCATACATCTTAAGCTCGACCTCATCATGCAGGTCGAACTCATCGACATGGTTGATTGTGGAGTCGCAGTACATAACGATCACTGACCTCGGCTTAACAGTGTCTATGATGTCGCGCAGGTGGTTGCCGATTTCAGACAGCATCTCAGCCAACAACGAGCCAGAGGTATCGATACCAATTGCCAGTATGCCGTTGGGCTTAGTGTCATATGACGGCAAGCGCATGCCCAAGTGCAACACCCTGCGGTTGGGTTGGTTCCACGTCTCACTGGATCGAACCTTGTCAGTCAGGGCGTTACGCAGGATTTGATTCCAAGGCTGAGTCTGCCCACGGTGTGCATCGGTGATCTCTCTGAGCCACCCGCCTGCGCCCTTGCCTGCGCGTTCCTCGGCAAGCCGAGCCTCATGCACCAGTGCGGCAATGTCGCGCTCGACCTCTGCTGTCTCAGCCTCGCCCAGTGCATCGCCATCTTCTGACACAGCATCGCGAACCTCGCCCCATGCCGCAGAGGATACGTCTGAGCCGCCCTCAGAGCCGTTCTCAGAGCCGTTCTCATCATCACCCTGCTCATCACCTTGCTCGCCCTGCGAATCGTCCTCAGAGCCGCTCTCAGGCTGTGCCTGCTGTTGCTTAAGCAGGTCGGCATAGATGTTCACGGCAGACCACCCGAGATACTTGCCATCGTACAGCCCACCCTTGGGCAGGCTGAAGCCCTGAGATATCAGTGTGCCATTGATCGCGTAGTCGCAGGCTTGGTTCCACAGGTCTGCATCACGACCACGTCTGCGGGTGTGATGACACAGCGCAACATGTAAGCATTCGTGTGCGGTCACACCTTCGACCTCGGCAGTGGTGATCGACTCGAGGAACTCGGGCGACCAGTAGATAAACGATCCATCAGTTGCCGCAGTGTCTGTGCCGCCTAGCTTAAATGGCAGGCGGTAGAGCACGGTCGCGTAAAAAGGATGCGAGCGCACAATACGCTCGCGGACTCGCTGTAGTTTGTTGTGTTCCATATGACCTCCTATTAGTCAAAGAATGCGTTCAAGTTATCGACAATCGCCTTGGCCTGCTCGGCAGTGTGCTTGCGCTTGGCAGGGTCGGCTCTCAACTCATCCGCATCAAGGTCTCGGAGCTTGGTCAGCAGGTCGTTGCCTGCCTTGGTGAGCCGAGGGTCGTTGTTGATGTTCAGTGATGGCAGGATCTGCGCGATCTCTTTTACCTTCTCGACCGTGTTGTCCGAGAATTTACTGGCACGTTTCGCGCCCTCCTCCTTTTGGCCATGACGCTCGAGGCCATCGATCAGAGACTGCAAGGTATCGACCACCCGATCATGCGCCACCTCTGCGGCCTTCTGAACCTTGGCCTGCACCTGAGCCTCGACATCGCGTCTTATTGCCTCGAGTCGTTTTGCAGGCAGGTCTACGCGCAGGTCACCGCCTGCGGGCAGTGGGCGGTACTCGACAGTCAGCCGATACTTCTCGAGCACCTCGTCACGAGTGGGGTAGTCTGACTCGCAGAATGCAGAGCCAAGGCGATAGCGTGATTGAGCGACCAGATCATCGTAGGTCTCACCGAGTGATCGTAGGTGCTTCTCGCGCTGATCATTGAACTTGCGGAGTTGATCCTCAAATCGGTCGATCAGGTCTACGGGCAACAGGTGAACGCCATCTTCCCAAGACAGACACACCCTGCGTAGCAGTTGATTGGTGATCTGGCCTGAGATCTTGGTGAGCGCCTTTACATCAGGCGAATCGATCAGTGCTTTTGACACGCTGATCGATCCCTGCTGTGCGCCCTTCTGACTGGTGACCTCAGCCGCGAGGTCTTTGTCGGACTTGCGGTTACCCCAAGTAGACTGGGTAACCTTGACTAGGATTGCTTCGTTTTGAATAGACATAATATTTCACTCCAAAATAGTTAAGTTATGCGGCAACACCGCAGTTGATTTTGTGGTTGAGGTAAGCACTTGTGTGCGACAGATTATCATCGCGAGCCACGGCTGACTGAAAGAACAGGGCGACCAGTTCATCATCTATGCGCCCAAGATACTGCGCGGCCTCTGCTATGTTGCCATGCGAGCAGTGCCGAGACAGTGCCACAGCGGTGGCGTACTGTGCGCTGATGTTGCTAGGCACCGAGGCGTTCAACGGGTCAGTAAAGATCTCGTTGAGGTTCGGTATGTGCCGACCGATACGCAGGAAGCCTGCCAACTCAGCCGATGCACCCGCACCGATACAGCCCTGCAATGCCGCCTGCTCGAGGTGTTCAGGCAGACCTGCCTCAATGATAGTCGAGGCCGCTTCCCATGTGCGGGGGGTGGCAACCGCGATGTGACCCTTGGGGCATCCGCCATTCGGGTACTCATGCAGTAGGCCTGCGGTCTCGATCTCACCGTTGCCCTTATAAACTGGGTTGCCGCGCAGTTTGATCAGGCCAGTGATGTATGGGCTGATGCCTGCGCCCTGCGCGTATTCGATCCACTCGTTCACATCTGGCACCACGTTCAGATGGGTCTGGAACCGAGTCATCAAGGCGGCATCCTGCCTGCCACGCACACCTGCGTTGTCCTCGGGGCGATTCGATGCGGCAAGGATTATCCATCCATCAGGGAATCGATAGTCTCCCAGTTCGCGTTCGTTCAGTAGCTGATACAGGGCGGCCTGCACCGACTCGTCACCAAGGCATAGCTCATCCAAGAAAAAGACACCCCTGCGCTCACAGTGACCCTCTCGAGGCAGGAATGAGGGTATACGCCATACCGTCAGACCATCCTGCACATCCGGCAGGCCACGGGTATCGACCGACTGAAGTTGCGATGCTCGCACATCGATAAAGCCCCACTGCTCACCAGTGTGGTCGCTCAGTGCCGCGACAGCTTGGCGCACGATGGCCGACTTGCCGACACCAAAAGCGCCCCACAAAAAGATTGGCTTCGCTTTCGGAATCAGTGCGAGTGTTTCGATAATGGTTGCCGCTCCACGGGGCGACACGGTTGCAATGTTGTACATAATGAATCCCTCCAAGGATTTGATTTGGCTTGTCTCATCAGTGCGTTGGGAGCCACCCACACGCAGACCCCCGAAGGGGTTTCGACTAATACCCGAGCCACCGTAGCACCTCCTGCGCGTCATACAGCCCACGCTCGTTGGTGTCCACGTCATCGCGGAACTCATAGATCCAATCGTCAACACCGTGCTCTGCGAGCAGTTGGAATGCCCGCTTTTCGGTGATCTCAATGCCCTCTGCCGATTCGTAGTACGTCATAGTGACCCCCTAGATATTGATGCCAAAGGTTTCGTTGTAGATTAAAAAGATCCCCTCATCATCGTGGGGGTACTGATTAATGAACTGCACAGAGCGCAGGAACGCACACCCACAGCAGTCATGCGAGTGCCCACAGCTCGAGTAGATGCCCTCATCCTCGGCATACTTGCGAAAGACGGCATTGATCTCAGGCAAGGTCATGCCGCTTGTGTTGTATAGGGTGGCGATGTGGGCAAAGTCACCGTCATCAGCGGTGATGGTGCCAGTCATCAACACCTCAAGCTCTGCACCTTCTGAGTCCGCAAGATGCGCCAAAAAATCGTTAAGTAAATTGCTCATAGTTAATCCCTCCAAGGATTGTAGGTTTCGGGCTTAAGCCCTCGTCAGTGCCACTACCGCAGTGACAGACCTACAAAGTAAGTCGCACGGTTCCCCCCCGTGCTGATATCTCGCATTCAATCACGTCCGCGATCCCGACTGTATCCTGAGCCGTTCAGTTCTCACCCGCTACCGTCCTTCGGTCGAGCGCCTGCAATACAGCGCCTAGCGGTCACCCGTCCTTGGGCAAGAGTCCAACTGAGTCCGTTCAGTCAGGCGGGATGCGCTCCCCGTCGCGTCCCCCGCAGGGGAGTCCCGACTATAAGGCATCTAATATCGAATTGCAAACAATCAATAGCTGTCGAATGGGTAGCACGGCTCTCAATTGCGCCTACATCTATATGCCTAAAAAAACCAGTAAAACTACTGTATGGATATACAGCGAAATCGAGATCGGTACCCTAGTAATAGCAGAGGGTGGGTCAGAGCTAAAATCGCTCAGAAGGCCATTCAGAGCGTCTCAGGGGTATGTAACCAAATAGCATATAAAAGATAGCTGTTAGATCGAAATTGAATATAGGTTTAGGATTACCCCCTCAACTGATAACGGAGACCGGACTAATGGCAAACGAACTCACACCCAAGCAGGCACACTTCGCACGTTGCGTGGCATCAGGAATGACGCAGGCTGATGCATACAGGGAAGCATATGACCCCAAGCCAGACATCACTGCGGCCAGTGTGCATACGCTCGCATCAAGGCTGATGGGTAAGGTTGAGGTAAGGTCTAGAGTCGAGGCTCTGATCAAGGCGAGGGAGCGTGCTGTAGTAGCTTCTGCTCTCACTGACAGGGACAAGGTGCTGAACCGACTGCGGGCATGGCTCGAGGGCACCGAGGATGCAGACAGCAATCGCTTGCGTGCGGCTGAACTGTTGGGCAAGGCATCAGGCCTATTCACTGTGGACGTTAACGTAACCCAAAAAGAGCGCGACTCATCGCAAGTGGCTAGTGAGATCGAGTCACGCCTTGCCGCCCTGCTAGGTGGACACGCGACACCTTCTGAGCCATCGACTGATGCGCCTGATGATGGCTCGACCGTGCACTGATCCGCTCGCCCGATGGGGGGGTCTGCGATGCGCCAACGCCTGCCTGCGCCTTCCCACACCCCCATCCCCCCCTGAGCGCGCCACCCGGGTACGCTCACGCATACATAGTGATTCACACAAACGACTAGCAACTTTTACAAAAATGCCAACTATCACCTATTAGCTATCACCCCTTTTTTTCTAGGAATGTGCCAAGGAATCCTAGCCCCAAAAAAAATTTTGCAAAAATTTGCTATTTTCTATTTGACATCTGTCAAGACCTTCGATATGTTATAATCTGTATATACCTATGTCTTAGGAATATTCCTAGTAATTAGGAATACCTAGAGCTAGATAATTCTAGCTTAAGAGTATTCCTAATCCCCCCTTAAAGGGGGGAATAGGAGATCAAA